CAAGTATAGAAGTGGACAACTCACCAGAGTAGGTGTAAAAACTAAATCAAAGTAAACGCAAACGACTCACAGTTCGCATTGGCAGCCTAAACGCTGACTAGGGTTCGGTAGGTTCCTCGTAACAGAATACCTACCAAATTTATTTAAATAAAAGGAGTTTTAATGAGAAAATTAGCAATCGCAACTTTGGTTGTATTAAGTGTATCCGCATATGCTGGTGATACCGTTACTGTTGAAGGTCAACGTATCAACAACGCTGGTGCAGCTGCACAACAACAATATGTTTTGGGTGTTAAGAAAGATTTCGGCAAATTTGCCGGTGATGTATCTTTTGCAAATGCACAAACCGAAGGCACAAATGTTTTGAGCACACGCTTAGAAGCAGGCGCAACAGTAGCAGGTCCAGTTGGATTGTATGCTCGTACTGCTATTGGTCAAAAATATAGCAATACAGCCGACTTCAACTACTACTCAGTAGAACCAGGTTTTACTGCACCAATCGGTGCTGGTTTAACTGCTAAAGTTGGATATCGCTGGCGTTCTGCTTTTGCTACTACAAACGGTGACCAAACACATACAATGCGTTATGCCGTGTCTTATGCTTTGAATAAGACTGATGCAATTGCAGTTAAATATGACCGTGTTCAAGGCGATAACAACCAGAAAGTTGTCGCTGTAGCATACACAGTAGGTTTCTAATAGCCTAAATAAATTATCCATTACTGGATTGTGGTTGAGGCAACCACATTAAAAACCTCAACACACTTTACACATCACAGGAGAAAATTATGTCCATGTCACCATTTGAAATCCGTCTTGAACTTTTAAAGATGGCAAAAGATATGCTTACAGATGACTACTTTGGTCAACGTGAGATGATATCAAATAACTGGCAAACCGAAATCGAAAATTCTCGATTAAAAGGTGAAACACCACCTAAACATCCAGGTTTCCCAGACTTTCCAAGCGAATCAAAAATTATTGAGAAAGCAGCAGCCCTCAATGGATTCGTTTCACAAACCACTCCAGCACCTGAAGTAAAAATTACAAGAAAATCTAATTCATAATTGGAGATGACGGCTTCGGCCGTCCTTAACAAGGAGACAAGATGTTAAGAAATTTACTATTGTTAATAGTATCTCTGTTAGTCTACACGACAACATTATCAACAGAATTCGTTAATACAGTTTCAAAGAAACAAGTATCACAAGAATATAACAAACAAGTAGAATGTCTTGCTAAAAACATTTATTGGGAATCGGCATCAGAATCTTATGAGGGTAAACTTGCCGTAGCACAGGTCACAATGAATCGTGTAAACTCTGGAAAGTTTCCATCTGATATATGTTCAGTTGTTTACCAGAAAACAGTTAACCGTGATTCGAGAACTGTATGCCAATTTTCATGGACTTGCCTATTCAACGGTAAGAAAGAAAAAGACAGATATGAATGGGAACAGTCCCTAATGATTGCTAAAAGAGCCTTGACAGAACCATTTCTACATGATATAATAGCACAAACGAACGCATTATATTACCATGCAGTTTATGTAACACCTGGATGGCCAAAGGCCAGAGTTGTTAAGAAAATAGGTAACCACATTTTTTATAGTACGATTTAATATGCCAACCCGTGATGAGATAAAAGACTTTAGTATATTGATAGAAAAAATAGCATTAGATGAAGGCATAGGCCTCATGGATGCTATTTGCTATCATTGTGAAAATACAGGATTAGAAATTGAAGTGTCTGCTACTTTAATATCTTCAGCACTTAAAGCAAAGATAAAAGAAGAGGCACAAGATAATAATATGTTAAAGAAAAGTTCCAAACTACCGATATGAACGACAACACAGGCTTCGCAGCCTATGCTTTGTGGAATAGTTTAAAGCTGCATTTTACATCCGATTCTTATGATTATATTAAATACAATGGTAAGACCAATGTATCTAAGCAATCATTCACCACACGTAAAGACAAATACCAATTCTATAAATTGTCCCGCAAATACGATTTGGAAGAATTAAAAAACTTCTATATTGCCAATTTTGTTGCCGGTAATGCCGAATGGGTTGGTAATCTCCTACAAGACGGTGAGGAGATTTATAAAAAGTGGCAAAAAACTCAACAGAGCTTGACTTATACCTTTGACAATGATATAATATATTTGTTCGATACAATAGATGGTGACTATGATGATATTCTAAAACCAGTTAATGGTGATTGGCCAATGATTGTTACTAACTTAATGAAGAAGAAAGTCACTTTAGAATCAGTTTGTATATTGGTTGAATTGGTTGGTTGTATGTCAAAGTGGGAAAAACAGATTACAGAAGATATACTCTGGCCACCAATACACAGAATGATTAAGAAATACACACCGTTTATTGAATATGACAAAGATAAATTTATGAAATTGTTGAAAGAGAAGATTAAAAATTATGATACGGCCTAAGATTAGTTCTATCTATTTGGATATGGATGGTGTTATTGCTGACTTTGAAAAGAGATACTCTGAAATATTTGATATCTCACCAAAATTAACTCGCAATGAAAAAGAATTCAAAGGTTACTTTGACAAGTTTATTGCCAATAATGAATTTATGAATTTAGATTTAATGCCTGAAGCAATGGAAGGTATAGACTTCTTACGCAAGGCACCTGTACCTACACAAATACTATCATCTACTTCCGATGAAAAAAATTATGATGCTATATCAAAACAAAAGTTGATATGGTTAGAGAAACATGGAATAACATTCCATCCCCTATTTGTACCTGGAAAAAGACACAAGTACAAATATGCCGCCACAGACAGGATTATTATTGATGATACCAAAAGTGTTATCACTGATTGGATTAAGGCAGGCGGCATCGGTATACTTCACAAAGATTGGCCAACAACCTTGGCTATTTTGCGATTATACGTATAAAAATGCCTAAATACTACTATATAATGACTAATTTGAAAATAATCCGTTTATACTCCGTTATACTAAGAAAGGAAACACTATGAGTTTCGCAAACCTCAAACGCCAATCTGGCAACCTCGACAAATTATCTAAAGCAATCGAGGCACTCTCCCAATCATCCGAAGGTGGTTCTGATAAATCAGACAATTACTGGCGTCCAGAAGTGGACAAAGCTGGTAACGGTATGGCTGTTATCCGATTCCTACCTGCCTCTGAAAAAGATGGCGAAGATGGTCTCCCTTGGGTCAAAGTCTTCTCTCATGGATTTCAAGGTCCAGGTGGTTGGCTAATCGACAACTGTTTGACAACCAAGAACAAACAATGTCCTGTGTGTGAACACAATTCATCATTGTGGAATTCTGGCATTGAAGCAAACAAAGATGTTGTCCGTAAACAAAAACGTAAGTTGAATTATATCGCTAACGTGTATATCGTTTCGGATCCTAAGCACCCTGAAAACGAAGGACAAATTAAATTGTTCCGTTTCGGTAAGAAAATCTTTGATAAGATTACTGAAGCAATGAATCCTGCTTTTGAAGATGAACAAGCAATCAATCCATTTGATATGTGGAAAGGTGCTAATTTCAAATTGAAGATTCGTAAAGTTGAAGGCTATCAGAACTATGACAAGTCTGAATTTGATTCTCCATCAGCATTGTCGAAAGATGATGATGAGTTGGAAAAGATTTGGAAGAACGAACACTCACTACAAGAACTGGTGGGTGATAAAGAGTTCAAGTCATATGATGACTTGAAGAAACGCCTTGACAAGGTTCTCGGTTTGAATGGTGAAGCACCAAAGACAACTGTAGAACAAGTGAAAGCAAAAGAGTTTGCTGCTCCAACTAAGGCCAAAGAGCCTGAATTGGTAACAACAGATGATGATGACTTAGCTTACTTCTCTAAACTCGCTGAAGAAGAATAAAAGTCTTTAACTTTTCTTGAAGGCTTTTGACCCCGCTTCGGCGGGGTTTTTTATTGGTTAAACAACTCTTGTTGAATTTAATATCATCCGTTGGAATGTAGGTTCATCATTTCTAACTCCAGGTATTGGTAGACTGGAACTTTCACCCCGTTGTTGGTTCTTTTGTATGTTTGTTACTGTAGTACCTCTATCAGATGGTTGTTGAGGTAACTTCATTTCCAAATTCTCAGAGTTTACCGCATTAAACTTTTGACCTGTACTCGTTTCTCCACCAGACATAGGTGCGGCCATTGGTGCTGAAGGTGCTGGTGATGGCGATTCGCCACTAGAAGCAGGCGGCTCAGTAGTCGCTGGTGGTGCCGCTGTTGATGCATTCGGAACAGGAGTAATTGTTTTCTTTGTACCATCTTCATTGTAATATGGACCAAAATTTTTATCCCAATATTCCAATTTATTTTTTCTAGCCAAACCTTTACCTGCATATTGTTCTCTAGGTATAACTTTATCTGCCATTCCTTCGCCAGCAGGACGTTGTGGTGGAATTTCATATACTTTTTCATCTTTTGTTATGGCCTCAACTTTAGATTTACCACCCATGGCCAATAAAGCTTTTTCTTTTTCTGGACCTTCAGGCATAGCTAGAACAGCTTGAGCATTTGTTTTGCCATTTTTTACGATATTCTCTAATTGTTCTCTTGTATATCCTAATTTTTCAATATCTCTATCACTACCTGTTAGAGCATTTGCCGCTTCTTCCGGACTAACAGCTTTCATGTTTGGAGTATTTTTATTTAATTCATCTAGGCCAAATTTTAAAAGAGCGGCCAAAGATGTGGCAGCCAATATGGCTATACCAACAGGATTAAACAAGAAAAATCTACCAACTTGAAATAAAATACCAGCTACACTTTTTAAATCCGATAACACACCGAGCATATCACCAAGTAAACCTGGATTATCATTTTCTTCTTTTACTTTCGTGGCGGTTGGTGCACGGCCTACACCATTCAATCCTTTTATGGTTTTTAAAAATTCATCATTTTGTTTCTTTTTCTCTATATCATTTTCTTCTCTGAATTGATTTTGTTTTTCTACTGATTTAAGTTTATCTTCATAAGAATTTTTAAGTAGATTGTGTATAGCCATTAATGAAGTCATCACACCGTCTTCAGATTTTATTATTGGTATCTTTGTTGCCTTTGAGGTATCTTTGGCAAGCTTGTTGGCTGGTGCACCACTTTGTTTGAAAGTTTTTTTAACTACATCATCTGTAAACCATCTATCATTACCTAAAGTTTGAGCCAACAGCCGTGCAAAAGAAACAACATCCATTCTCGTAGCAATTTGCTTCGTGAAATCGGATACTTTTGGTTTATTTGTTTTTTTAGTTGCCATTTATTGATTTTTCTTTCTCTCATAAGGATTCGTATCATCGGATCCTCCGCCACCACCAGATGAAGGAGATGTTTTCGTATTCTCGTATGTATTATTTACATTGATTGGTGCTGGTTGTTGTGCATTGGCATCAGCTTTTAAGTTTCTGTTTGTAGTTGAAGCTTGGTCAATTTGATTACCAGTATTTAATTCATTTGCATATACAGCAGCTAAAGCTTTTCTTTGTTCTCTAGATTTCATATCAGCGCCGCCGACAGTTTCATTAACAACATCTATCTTTTCATAATCTTCAACATTAAGTTTTCTTTCCGATAATTTCAACTTAAAGAAAGCCGGAACAATTTTTGCTGCTATTTCAGGTTTGTTTGCAAAATCTGGATTACTAACCAAATCCTCACCAATTAATTTACCAACACGGTTATACATATCTTTACCGGTGATTTGTATAAATCCTCTACCACGGTATTTGTATCCGTCACCAGGAGACGTATTACCCATTCTTCCATCATATACTTTATTAAAATAGGCTTCAGGACCTGCTGACACAATATCTTTAGCGTCTTGTAATGTTGGAAATCTTACGGTATTTCCACTTGCATTGAAAACTAATTCACCCTTCTTATTTTTTCCTACTGCTGGACCACCAAACATTGAAAATATTTTTTCCGGTCTTGGAATTTCTTCAGTTCTAGGATTAAAATTAGATTCTTTTTCCACATTGGCCATAATATTGGCTTGTGTTTTTGTTGGGTAACCAGCAGCAACTAATGCACTCAAAACTAAACCTTTTGTACCAGATAGAACTACAGGCGGAATCTTTGTAGCAGTCGGTAATTGAGGTGGAGGTTTAACTGGTGTTGTCGTTGTTGCTGGTTGTGTGGTTGTTGCTGGTGCTTGACCAGTCGTTTTTGCTGGTGCTTGAGTTGTTGTTGCTGGAGCTTGCTGTTGTGTTGCTGGTTGTCCAGTTGTTTTTGTTGGTGCTTGACTAGTTGTTTTTGGTGGTTGTGTGGTGGGAGCTGGTGCTTGACCAGTCGTTTTACTTGGCGCAGAAGGTTGTGGACTAGACTTTTCTTCTTTTATCTGCTGTTTTTGTTTTTCTTCTTCTGGTGGTTTGCGTTTGAGTCTCCTAGGTTTACCACGTAAAGCCTTAATCAGTTTTTGATTTCTATCAGTCTCTTCCAGTTGTGATATCTGTAAATCTACTAATTGTTTTTTGTTTTGTAGTTTATCAAAGGCGTCTATTCTCTTTAGTATGACAAAGATTTGACCAAGAGCCTCATCCATCGTGGACATATCTCCACCACCTGCAGATGATGTACCAATGCGAGAAATACCCTTAACACTATCTGTCGTTAAAGGTGATATCTTCTTCTCTACTTTATCTTTGGATTCTTCCATTTACTATTTTCTTTGTCTTTCTTTTATCTTCTGATTTTCTTCTTCAATATACGAAATCAACAAAGATATGTAAATATCTCTTTCCCAAGGCATCATGTTCTCAAGTTCTGTCAAACTGTACTTGTGATGCTGCATAAGACTGAAATTAGTCTTATAATAATTTTTCAAATTGTCATGCCGAAATATTAGACGAAAAAATTTTCTAAACCTTCCACCTCAATCGTATGGTGAAAACCACACTTACCACAAGTTAATTCAAGTTTATCTTTTAGTCGTGGTAGGTTCTGGAAGAACTTTTCTACCTTTTCAAATTGTTCTTGGTTCATATCCTCTACAAATGCCAACATTTCTCCAGGTTGTGCCTCATGTGCATAGTAGAATTGGTCACCATCATAAATGTATTCAATAGATTGTGAAATCATATTGAAAGTTAGGTCATTAATATCTTCCATATTCAATGAATCTTTGACGATACCAAATTCTGGATATTTTAGTTTAATTGAAATTTTATTGCTAAGTTGAATTTCAGGATTGATTCCCTCAGGCATCTTCACTTCAATCTTAGTGAGGTCAATATTCTTTTCCATAATATTACCACACTCTTTATCTTCAACAAAATTATTACAACGATAACGTGACTCTACAATCTCACCAACCGACTTGGCTCTAAGATTGATAAAGTAATATTCAATATCTGTGACAGGTAGTTTGTTAACATCTACATCTTCTGTTACCGTACAGTTGTTTAGTATATCAAAGATACACTGGTGTACAGTAGAAGAATCGGTTGATTCAATCGCCATCAATAAGTTTCTTTGTTCTTTGACAAGAAACGGTCTAAATTTGATTTTCTTTTTTGAGATAGGCAACACAATTTCATATGTCGGCACATCAAGTTTTGGTAAAGCCATAATAACTCCTTATAATATATTAAAATCCACTAAGCAAATCATTCTTTGTTTGGTCGACAATACCCGAAGAACCACCATCCAAACCACCCAAAGCCGAAGTAACAGAATTGATACCGGCATCGATAAGTTCCATTCCAAGTGCTTGTAAAGAATTGTTTTGCCAGTATGTGTAAGCAAATGTTACCGAAAGTTTATGATAACTATCATCACCCCAATTTAAATCCATTTGATTCATAGAAATAGGAAAAGCCTCAACTAAATTAATTGAATAAGTCTTTTCACCAGAAACATCATATTGATTGACCACAAGAGTTGTAGCATAATCACCTTTATATCGATAATTATTGTTGTACAGAGGGTTGATATAACTCATCCATGCATCAAAGAACACCTTTTGACTCATATCATCATCAACGATGAATGTGAGGTCTAAATCATTATATGTGTTTAGATATGGAAATTTCTCAATCGGTCCATATGTCTTTTGTTCTGTTGTAGCGAATGTTCTACCTGGAAATTGAGCAGTTTCGCAACGATATATTAAACTTCTTGCTGAAGATACATAAGGAATAAGAGTCAACGGCACAGGAATTTCTACATCAAACCTGTTGGTTCGTGCTACATCTTTGGTAAAACTTGCCTTGAAGTCGTTAATGTTACCTGCCATTTAGTGTTTCCTTATTTCTTCCAATGATTCTTGCCACACCTTCTGTGCCTTGGCCTTTCTAAACTGCTGTATAGGCAGAAAAGCGGCAATGTCCCACTCATTAGGTTGGATGGCAAGTATTTTAGACTGTATGTGACTTGTTAAATATTTTTTAACACATGGCCGAAACTCTTTAAGACTCTTGGAGGCGGTCAAAATGTCATAGGTGATTCGTAACCTTTGAATTTCACCCGCATCGTCCATGACTGCGAATTTCAATAACTTACCTAAAAATACCACTCTGTACTGGAATGGCAGGTAATGAAGGTTCAGTCCAAGAAAACCATCATTGTACCTTTCTAATGTCAATACCATTGGAAAACGGTCATAATAATCTAACGTTTCTTTGCCTTTAGGGTCGTAATAGAAACAATAAAGTCCACCCAATTTAAATCGTGTGGTATTTCTATATGTTTCTTTGCTGATACCTCTTGGTATAACACCAGGATTTTTAATCTCAGATATCCTTGAAGCTAACCACTTCAAAGATTCTTTTGACATCATCTGTAATTCAGCAGCTGAACGTTGTTTTGTTAGTTCTGTAAGTTTTGATTCCATAAGATTATTTATGTTATAGTCCTAGGTGTTCCTCAGTCATAATTTTGAATTGCCATCCACGGTCTAAACAATATTCTTCTGCTGCTTTCCATTTGGCTTGGTTCACACCCCATGTCGTAACCTCAGTAATATATTGTTTTGTAATCCGTCTTTGTTGCATTGGAGGTTGTGTTTGTTTCTTTGGTTTGACCTCAATCATCAAAGTTTTTAATTGTCCTTCTTTGTTACGAACTTTAACCAAGAAATCTGGAAAGTATCTGTGTAGACGATTGTCAACTGGAGATATATAAGGTACAATCAATTCTTCTGAAGCCCACGATATTATATCACGGTTTCGGTCGAGCCAGTCCATCACTCTACATTCCCATGAAGAGCGATAAACAATATTGTTGGGGTCTCCAACGTATTTTTTAGGATTTTTAGGTCTGAATAGTCCGGAATATGCCATAAATATATGTATAATTAATTAATAAGAGATTTCCAATGGCCTTAATTTCAATTCCATCTTCTATCGGTGGTGTAAATATACCTGGTGCCTTAGTCAAAGGACCACTAGGTGCATTATTTGGTAGTAAATATAACAAAGACACTTTACAATATCCAAGTGATTTGAGTTCTGCTACTAAAGGTCATGTAGTACAATTCTTTATCAATGAAATAGTTCCCATAAGCTTTCAAGAAGTCAATAATGTTAATGTTACTGGTGGCCAAGTAGTCACAGAAGGTGGCCAAGTAGTCAATAAAGTAGTCAATACAGGATTGAACATTTTGGACACGTTTAAAACTGTTAATTTAGAATTAAAACCACAAACCAAAAGATTAGAATCGTCAATATCATTATATATTCCAGATACCGTCAACTTTACTTATAATTCTTCCTATGGCAATTTAAGTTTGTTGGATGTTGCTAAAGAAATCGCAGGTGGTGTTAATTTTGCTAAAAAAGACAATCCTATACTATCTAAACTCAATAAGTATGGAAACTTACTTTCAGCTGGAATCTCAGCATCTCAATCGAGTGCAGCAAAATTATTGTTACGCTCACAAGGCCTTGCAATCAATCCAAACCAACAATTGATGTTTGATGGTATTGATTTTAGAACTTATCAAATGGCTTTTACTTTCACACCATATACCAGACAAGAAGCCGAAACAGTAAAAAAGATTATTAAAAAGTTTAAATATCATGCAGCACCAAAGATTACAACTGCTGGTGCCGGTATGTTCTTTATTCCTCCTTCCACATTTGATGTTAGTTTTATGTTCAATGGTAAAATGAATAGAAATGTCAATAAAGTTGCTGAGAGTGTTTTAGAGAGTGTAGATGTGAATTATGCACCTAATGGATGGGCAGCTCATGATGATGGTGCACCAGTACAAACTACCTTAACACTCAGCTTCAGAGAGATGGAACTCATCGACAAAACTAAAATCAATGATGGATATTAAAAATGCAATATTTTGACATTTTACCTAAATTAATACATACAGACTCTATTGGTACATCAAAAATTGTCACCAATCTTATGTCGAGAGTTTCTATAATTCCACAATTACTAAAGAATCCACTAAACTATTATGAATATGATATACAAGATGGTGATACACCAGAAATAATTGCACATAAGTATTATGGCGATTCATATCGTTATTGGATTGTGATGCTGTCTAATGAATTAATGGATCCACAATGGGATTGGCCAATGAACAATAGAGTATTTTCCAAATATTTGGAAAATAAATATCCCAACATTCAAACATCTTCTACAATACATTATTATGAAAAAATCATTACACAATATGATACCGATTCAATGACTACAACAATAAATAAAATTCAAATAACTGAAGATGTTTATAATGGATCGCCAAACTCACAAACAACAACTTATACATTACCGGCTGGTGATGTTGTCGTAACTGTTGAGACAAATGCTTTATCAATATATGATTATGAATTAGAATTAAATGAGGCTAAAAGAAATATAAAATTACTTAATGCAACTTATGTTGGTCAAATTGAAACAGAATATCAGAAACTAATGAGTGTATAATTATGGCTGATACAAACTTAAATACGGTTGAAACTCCTGGTATTTTTTATCCACAAGATTTTTCGTTAAAAACTTTAAATTTTCTGACTGGCAGTGGCCAAAAGATTGAACTTAAAAAATTAATGATAGAGTTGTGTTATTATGAAGACATTTACAACTTTGTAACATCTGGTTACATTACGCTTATTGATGCTCAAGGTTTTATCGAATTGATGAGAATAACTGGTAATGAATACATTGAAGTCAATTTTGGTAAAGTGAGAGACGGTAAAAATAATAATGACCAGGTATTCAGAGTTTACAAATCCAGTAACAGAAAACCTAGTGGTAATCAAAATAGTGAAGTTTATACATTATATTTTTGTTCCGAAGAACTTCTATTATCGGAACAAACAAAAATAAGTAAATCTTTTAAAGGTGGTTATATATCAAGTATTGTCAAAGAAGTTCTGTTGAATAATCTAAAAGTATCCTCAAAAAGAATTTATAAAATAGAACAGACTACAGGTGTTTACGATTTTATTATACCAAATTTAAAACCACTGGAAACAATTAGTTGGCTTTCAACCTATGGCCGACCACAAAAGTTTCCTGGTGCTGATATGTTATTTTTTGAAACGAAAGATGGTTTTAATTTTAGGTCATTACAATCAATGTTTAGTGATCCGGTTTATGCCACATACAAATATGAACCAAAAAATATCGACAAAAAACGCCAATCGTTTCAATCAAAAACTTTTAGTGTGTTGAATTATGAAATAACCAAGCCGTTTGATGCATTGAATGAAATTAATTCTGGTACGATTGCCAACAAATTGATATCTATCGACCCATTGACCAGAACAGTTAAAACAACAAACTTTGATTATGAAAAATACAAAAGTCAGGGTACTACACTTAACAAAAATGGTGTACAAGATACATTGAGAAACAGATTGGGTAAAAAAGAGAATGAATCATATGAGGGTGTTTTGAAGGTCAGTATTGGTAATGCCGGTCAGAGAAATTTTTCATATATTAAACAGGCTGAAGATGGTGTTGCACAAGATATATTTGTAGAAACTTATATTCCAAATAGAACAGCACAAATATCTTTGGCCAACTTCACAACAATTAAAGCAACAATACCTGGAGATCCAGGCATCACTGCTGGCCGAACAATACAATTCGATTTATTGACATTAAAACCTGGAAATGAAAGAGATTTGGATAAATTCTATTCAGGTAAATATTTGGTAACAGCAGTAAGACATATCATACAACAAGGTGCATATCAAACTGTGATTGAAATTTGTAAAGATAGTTCACCAACTGCACTACCAGCTATTAATAATGATACGGCAGCAATGAAAGCAGCAATATATGCATAATTTCATAGGTAAAGACGGGTTTAACTGGTGGGTTGGTGTCGTAGAAGACAGAATGGATCCTTTAAAGATGGGTCGGTGTCGTGTGCGTATATTTGGTCATCATACAGAAAATAAAGAACTTCTACCTACGGTAGATTTACCGTGGGCTCAAACAATATTACCAACGAATGCGTCAAAACATATTGCGCCACCTAAAGAAGGTGAATTTGTAACAGGTTATTTTCTTGATGGTGACTCAGCACAGGCTCCAATTATGACAGGTGTTATACCTGGATTAAAGGCGTCTACAGGCGGTGATGCTGGTTTCCAAGACCCACGTACACCAGAACAAATAAAGGCTGCACCAAAACCACCTGCAGGTATAGTTTTAGAGTCGGTTGGTCAACCTACAGTTCCACCAATTGCTAGAAGTGTCGTTTTAGGTACATCACAAGGCGCTGCAGCCAATAATAGAATACACAATTGTGACATATGTGCCGAACTAGACAAAGATGTAGCCGTATTAAAATCTAAGGTTATGGGATTAGTTAAATCTCTTAGACTTGCTGCTGAAGCTTTATTTGCTGGTACATCATCAACACCAATAGTAGAAGAAGCCAAAGCAATTATTAAGGCCATACAAACAAAAATTAAATTAATACAAAAAGAATTAAAACCTATCATCGATGAAATTAAAGCATATCAGGCGTATATTGCTTATTTACAAAAATTGATAGCCTACATAAACAGTCTACCTGCTGAATTACGAAAAATATTCGAACAGTGTTTGGCTGAAGCTAATGCTTCTTTAAAACAAGCGCTATCAGCTTCTTCAGCTTTGACAGATGCATCAGCATCATTAACTGCAGCAACAAAAGCAGCACAAGATATAATTGATGCAAATTCTGAAACGGCTAGTGGAAATACAGCAATCGTTACAGCACAAATATCATAGGAAAATATAATGGCATTAGATAGTTCGTTTACAGAACCGGTTATAGTGGATCCAAAAAATCCACCAGCCTATCCGTATAATCAAGTACAACAATCGGAATCTGGACATTCAATTGAAATGGATGACACACCGGAGAGAGAAAGACTACGATTGCAACACCGTTCAGGTACATTCTTAGAGATGCAACCAAATGGTGATGAAGTACATAAAATTTATGGTGATGGATATGAAATTATCTACGGTAAAAAGAATGTACAAATCAACGGTCAATGTAATATTACTGTCAATGGTGCCTGTGTGGTAAATATTAAAGGTGATTCTGTAATGAATATAGGTGGTGATGTTACACAAAAGGTTGCTGGTGATGTTACACAAACAGTTTCAGGTACAACCACTATTGCTGGTGACGGTGATATAGACATTTCTTCTTCTGGTGATATCAGTCTGTTAGCAGGAAATATCAATATCGATGGAGACTTGAATGTAAGTGGTAGTATTGCCGCAACACAAAGTATATCTGCTGTCGGTAACGTAGAGGCAGGCCTACAATCTTACGCCACATTAGGTTTTGTAACTCCTGGTTATGTAAGTGCTGGTTCTCCAGTTCCTTTGAATCCATATCCAGGTTGGGTATCAGGTCTTATGGTTACTGATATAGTAAGGACTTTGATGGCGGATAGAATTAAATTCTCTATTCACACACATATTGACAGTATAGGTGGAATTACAACACCTCCGCTGCAGCCAATGTAATGGAGAAATGAATGGGTGTTTTTAATAGATTAGGTTATACTTTCGATTCCACCAAATTTGGAGATGGAAACTCTTTTACTGCGGGTCAGGCATTATTACTGAATTCTACACCATCGATTAAGGCTTGGCAAGCAGATGACTTAGCTAATGTTGCGGTTACTGGATACTATCAAAATCCACATTCAGCTAATTTGACAATACTGACCACATTAGTTAATCAGATAAAAGCAAATTCAAATACATCAAATATCACTTTCACAACAGCCAGTGCTCGAGCAAATGTTTTAAGTGCCAATGCCAATACCTTATTAATTGAAATTTCAAGTTTTACAGACCACACAAATAGGATTTCTGGAGTAACTCCATCATCGAATGTGGCCAATACTCCTGATTATCAATCTGCTATAACGATTGGTAGACAGGTATTAACTATAGTCAATCAAATTGATGGTGTACAAAATAATGCTCCACTATTAGGTAACTTTACCAGTTTGGCCATTGGTGGTGATATATCAAATACTATAACTTTACTGACTAGAGATTTGGCAACATTGAATACTAGCATATCTGGTGGAGCTTCTAGTATATCTAATACCACAATGAATACTATTATTCTTGATGTACAATCAGCATATAGTTTACTGAATGGTAGAAGGACTGGAGATGTAAACTTTTATGTAAATTCTCTATATTTGGTGAATGATTACAATAATGTATCACAATTCGATAATATAGGCGTGAATTCAAACTACCTAATCAATACATTGAATATTGGTACAGATAAGTTAAAGAACAACTTACAAACCTCGACTGTAGTGCCAACGATAGTTAATTCTAGCACAACTACAACTTCTACAACCACGGTGAATGCTACATATTCATCGGTTTCTCCAGGTTTAAGTCCGACTGGTGTATCCGCCGGAACGTATGTATCACCAGCAAATCTGGTCGTTGATGCTTATGGCCGAGTAACTTCAGTGAGTAATAGTGGACCAATAGCCGCAAATACAGCAAACAGTTTCAGTTCTGGTTCCTGGACAATAACACAATCGGGAACCAAATTGAATTTTGCTTATGGTAGTATAACAGTATTTTCCATAGATTCAACAGGTAATATCATAGCTAAGGCTGATATGACTGCATTTGGTACTCCTTGACCGTAACTCAACTAAATAAAAGATGGCAAACTTAAGCAAAATCTACTCTGATATCGACTTTACTTTCACTAAAAAACCTGTGACGGGTGATGTTGCTCTCAGTTATGATACTCAGGCAGTCATTCGTTCCATCCGTAATCTGTTGTTGACTAGGAACTATGAAAGGCCATTTAATCCCGATTTAGGTTCTAGTTTAGATGCTTTATTATTTGAAATGATTTCTCCTCTCACAGCAACAGTAATAGAGAGAGAAATACAAACAATGGTTGAAAATTATGAACCAAGAGCAACGATTGATACTGTTACGGTGACACCATTAACGGACCAAAATGCTTATAACATTTTTTTGTCATTCTACATAGAAAATGCTACATTACCAACAACAGTAACACTCCTTTTAGAGAGAAATAGATAATGTATTATGTTTATGCATATATTAGAAAAAGTGATGGTTCACCATACTATATTGGTAAAGGTAAAGATTTTCGAGCATGGAACAAACACCAAGGTATTTCTATACCTAAAGATAAAATGAAAATTATTGTTATGGAATCAAATTTAACAGAAATTGGCGCATTAGCTTTAGAAAAGCGGTATATTCGTTGGTATGGCCGTAAAGATTTGGGTACAGGTATACTTTTAAATAAAACCGAGGGTGGTGATGGTGTTTCAGGTTATAAACATACCGAAGAACAAAGAAAGAAAAAAAGTGTGGCCATGCAAGGAATTGTTCCTTATAATAAAGGAATTAAAAGACCTGGTATTGGAGGAGTAAAAAAAGGAAATATTCCGTGGAATAAAGGAAAAACCGGAATTTATAACAAAGAAACATTAGAAAATATTTCCAATTCTGTAAAAAATGCATGGAAAGAACCGTTGTCTATATTCAATACAACGGAATACAGAAATAAACTCTCTAATGCAACAAAAAAACAATGGAGTAAATTAAATGGCAGGAGCTAATAGCCAAATTCAGATAACAGACTTGGATTTTAACACAATTAAAACCAATCTGAGAAAATATCTACAATCACAAAACATACTAAAAGATTATAATTACGAAGGTTCTGCACTTTCTAACCTTTTAGATTTGTTAGCCTATAACACACAATACAATGCCTACTATTTGAATATGGTAGCTAACGAAATGTTTTTGGACTCTGCCATTCAGCGTTCTTCTGTTGTTTCTCACGCAAAGCTATTAAACTATACACCAAAATCGGTTTCAGCACCAGCCGCAATTATTGATTTGAAAATAAATCAAGTTACTAATACGGCTTTAACATTACCAAAATTTACAAATTTCTTGTCTGAGGGAATTGACGGTGTAAACTATAAATTTGTAACATTGGATGACTATACTGTTAACGCAAATTAATATAATAATACAGTTACATTTTCAAACTTAACAATCAAACAGGGTGAACCAGTTAGTTTGGCATTCACGCATGACGTTGCAACTAATCCATCGGCAACATTTGAAATACCTGATGCAGATATTGATACATCCACAATAACAATTGTTGTACAACAAAGCACAACAAACTCTTATTCACAAGTTTTTACACTTGCGCAAGAATTTTTAGATTTAATGCCGTCTACCACTTCTTATTTCCTACAAGAAGGACCAAATGGTAATTATCAAGTTTATTTTGGTGATGGTATTCTAGGAAAAGCGTTAACAGATGGTAATGTAGTACTTATTTCTTACATTACATCTAGTGGTACTTCTGCCACAGGAGCTAATACTTTTGTATTAATGGACTCTATTTCGGGTTACTCCAATACCGTTGTTACAGGCGTTTCCTCAGCGGTTCAGGGGTCAGACAAAGAATCTATCGCCTCCATCAAATATACTGCTCCTAAGGCGTATTCCGCACAAGGAAGAGCTGTTACCAAAGAAGATTATATCTACCTGATACAAAATAATTCTGGTATATTTCCAATTGACGCTGTAAATGTCTGGGGTGGCGAAGACAACGATCCTCCAGTTTATGGTGTTGTCTTTGTGGCAATTAAACCAAGAGGTGGATATACACTAACTAGTAGCCAAAAAACCATCATTGAAAATGAAATCATCAAACCTATTTCGGTAGTTACAGTAAAACCTAAAATTATTGATGTAGACTACACATATGTTGTTGTCAATTCTAATATTTTATATTCACCAAAATTAACACAATATTCAGCCTCACAATTACAAACTCAAGTTTATTCTGCCATTCAAACTTTTGCAGCATCAACATTGAATACTTTTAATTCAACATTTCAACTATATGGATTAATTTCGGCGGTACAAGCAGTAAGTCCATCATTTATAACAAACGATGCAAATATAGTATTACAGAAAAGATTTATACCAGATACAGAGAATTCCACAAGTTATACATTCTATTTTGGTACATCATTGAGGAAAGATATCTATTCAAAGAGTATCAGCGTGACTCCAACATTCCAAGTCATTGATACGAAAAACAATAGTATAGTTAGAGAAGATGTATATTTGGAAGAAACACCTACATCCACAACATCACTTGAATCAATCAATGTTGTTAATCCTGGTTATGGTTATACAAGCACACCAACAGTTAACATTTTGGGTGATGGATTTGATGCTACAGCTACAGCAACAATATCTAACGGTCGATTAAGTTCTATTGAAATAACTAATGTTGGTTATGGATACACACAAGCGTTAGCTGAAATTGTTGGTGGTGGTGGACAATTAGGTGCTGTGTCAGTTATATTATCTGGAAATTCTGGTATCATTAGAACTTATTACTATGATAACGGAGTAAAAACTGTTTTAGATCCTACTGCTGGTACTGTTGACTATGAAAATGGTATTGTAGTTTTAGATTCGTTCTTGCCGTCTGATGTAAATAATTCATCAGGTGTATTAAGTTTACAAGCAGTTCCAAATTCCACAATCATTTCTTCAAGTCGAGATAAAATTATTGCATTGGATAATACAGATTCTAATGCAATCAATGTTAAAATTACAGCCAAGTCATAATGATTCAACTTAATAATAAGACTTCTTTACAAATACCAGAACAACTTCCCGAATTTATTCGGGACGATGTTAATTACCAGACATTTGTTTCTTTTATAGAAGCTTATTATGCGTGGTTGGAAACTGCATATTCAGCCAACTCTGCAATTACTACAGCAAATACAACTGGCCAAGGTGCAAGTTACGGTTCAAAGAATATTTTAAATTATGTTGATGTTGATAATACACTTGATGATTTTCTGGCATATTTCATTAATGATTTTTTACCTTATATTCCAGAAGACGCATTAGCGGATAAAAAGAAATTACTAAAGATTTCTAAACAGTTATATAAAACAAAAGGCACTGAAAAATCATATAAATTTTTATTTAGAGCATTATATAATTCTGAGGCCGAAACGTATAACACATCTGACCAAATTTTAAAAGCGTCCGATGGTAAATGGATTGTCCCAAGGTCAATTAAAATTAATTCTTTAGGTGATGAATGGTTGCTGATTAATAATTTAAGATTATTTGGTGAAAGTAGTAAATCTTATGCTCTCGTAAATTATGCCAAACGAGTTGGAACAAAAACTGAAATCTTTATTTCTAGTTTACAAAAAACTCTGGATCCTGGTGAATTTCTCCGTGTTGTTGATAATAATAATCTAGATGTTTATTATTTAAATGGAGAATTATATTTCCAGAACCAAGGATATTCAATCCCTAATAATGCCACATTAATAAGAGAAAAATTACTGGGTTATGTTCCTTCTATAACAATTAATCCAAATTTTAGAGGACTGTTCTATAATCCTGGTGATCCTGTTGTCGTATATAGTGGTTTAAATCCTGATATTTCAGAACCAGACGGAGCGACAGCTATAGTTAGTGCTACATCAAACGGTAGTATTGGAAGTCTTATTGTTGTTAATCCGTCACATGGATATAGATTACCACCGAATACGACAATATCAATAATTGGTAATGGTTCAGGCGCTTTAGCTGAAGTTGATTTATTAGATGAAACTAAAATAGTAACACTACCTCTCATAACTCCCAATACGTTAGGTTCTGTAGCGACTGTTCAACTCGGTAATTCAACTATTCCAACTGTATATACATCCTTTGTGGGTGTATATAATGGAATTGCGAATACTAATTCAACGTTGGTAAATGCTTTAACATTTAATTCAATTAATGTTGCACCAATTGGTTCAGTTGATTTAATTAGTGCGGGTATAAACTACGAAACGTTACCTACGATTGTGGCCACATCAAATTATAGTACATCTAATGGTGCAACAGTAGGCACAAATAACTTAGCTCTTTTAGGTATTTTACAACCAATTCAAATTTTAAATGGTGGTACAAATTACGGAAATTCAAACACGATAACAATTAATGGTGGTACAGGCACGGGTGCATACGCCAATGTTTTAGTAAATGCAGCAGGTTCAATCATTTCAGCAAATTATGTTTTCTCTAGTGGAAATACATTATATACAGGTTCAAATGTTTATCCATTAGGCGGTCTAGGATATAGTACAGAGTGGATGCCGTCTGTTATAATAAATTCAAATTCGGGATCAAATGCCTCATTGGTCATTACTGGAGTAATGGGTAGTGGCGCTACTTTCTCACCAACGACTGATAGTATTGGTTCGGTTTCTTCAATCACTATCACAAATAGTGGTTCAGATTATATTTCCACAGCAAACGTATCACTAAGAGTTGCTGATATTGCTGTGAGTAATGTTTCGGTTTCATCTTTACCATCTTCTGGTGAAATAATTTATCAAACAAGTTCAGCAAATTCAAATACGGTAACGTTTAGTTCATATGTAGATTCGATAACAAAATTGTCTACAGCTTCACCTTTTAATCCAGCAAATGATGTTTATCAAATTAGAACATATGATTACACTGGAACATATAGTGAGACTGCAAATCTCCGTATTGTCAAAACATCAACAACATTGTCTTTGACTCCACAAATTTCTTACATCAATACTGTTGGTGTTCCAACAAGTATTAAAGTATATGGTGATGGATTGGCCAGAGCTGAAGCGAGTTTCGTTGGTGGAATTATTGTTGGTACGGGTAAATATCTCAATAATGATGGCCAAATCTCCACATACGGACTTGTTTTAGAGAGTAAAGATTACAATAATTACACATATGTTTTATCTACAGACCAAGCCATAAAAACATACAGAGAATTGGTCCTCAATTTACTACATCCAGCTGGCATGAGATTAAGAGGAAGGGTCCTACTTAAAACTGGTGAAAAATTCAACTTTTCCGGTGCAGACACTTTTCAACAAGGAAACACGCTCGCTAGTGTGGCTGGTTCTGCCGCTTTTGCTACACTAAATGTAACATCTTTGAACGTTCAGGCCGCCAGCGCCAATGCCAATTCTTACTTGTCATATATGTTTGCATCTGGTGATGGTGCTAATATTAAATTAAATATAACAACTAGCACTAGTTCGGAAAGTAATAATATAATTAAACTCACTGGATTTGTCTCCGGTAATATTGGAAATACAATCTTTGCTAATGACTGGATTAAGTTTAGTGCGACAAACAACATAAATGCATACTCCGTTATTACCAGTGTTGATTGGCAAAGTAATACAATCTACATGACAGATAATGTGTTCTTAACGTTTGCGAATGTTGCTTATGTTTCTGCGGCCGCTAATTCAAACGTAATAAATATAACCGGAATGACTGGTCAATATGATGGTAATTTTATCAATAAAACATCTTCTAATAACATCATTTCTGTTGGAGATATAGTTTCATTTAATGGACAACCATATGTTACAGTAACTAGGGTATTTGCAAATGGTAATTTTAGTATTAATGGATTTGCAAATCCACAATTAAACTATTCATCGCTCTCTAATGCACTTTTATCGGCAGCTGTTGGTAATGCAGCTAATACGATACTTCTTAGGCAAACGAAGATAGAAGGTGTATTTGGAAACACTGACTATCCCTCAGGAGCAATTGCCAATTCATCATTAATTCCCGCAGGAACCGTAATATTGAGGTCGGTTGGAGATAGTAATAATATTGGATATACCAACAGTACCGGTAGTCCTATAACGAGCTCGGATGCGCTGAACTATGATAAATTCGTGAACAACGATCCGACACTAACTGATAACGCTAGAGCTTGGATCGCAAACGTAATGAATCCATTTATGGTTGCTAACCAATTAATTTATAGAAATTATATATATGGCGGAGAAACAGCAAATGCAACACTCACCATCAACAAGAATGCTAATACTCAATCGGTAATGATTTTTGGAGATGTATCGTATTACAATCCAGGTTTAGTAACAGAAAATGGTTATTTGGTCATAAGTGAAAACGGTGATTACTTACACATAGACTTATAAGGTAGAAAATGTCATCAATAAAAATATCAGAACTTACTGAAGTAACTCAGTTAAATTCAAACACAGCAAAAAATTTAATTGTAACAGTCGATCTAGTGACTGGTCTGACCAATAAAATGACTGTGAAGAATTTGGCTGCAAACCTATATTCAAATAATAGTTTGGTTGTCAGTCAAAGTATAACATCAAATAACATAGTATCTAATACTTTAACATCTAATGTTATAGTATCGGATACTATCACCATTATACAAGGTGTTGATGTTGGCCAGAATACTAGACTCACTGTAATTGAAGGCACCAATACTAGCCAGAATGCTAGGATGACTATCATTGAAGGAACGGATGCTAGTCAAAATGTTAGATTGGATTACAGCAATACTGTTATTACCGTCATACAAGGTACAGATGTCACACAAAACACCAGACTTACTGTATCTGAAGGTGTAGATGCTAGTCAAAATGTTAGATTGGATTACAGCAATACAGCAATTACTGCTATACAAGCTGTTGATGTTACACAAAACATCAACATTTCCAATAAAGTTGATTTAACCGGTTCACCTAATCAAACCGTTTCTGGTAATGTAACGATTAGTCAAAGTTTAGTTGTATCTAATACTATAACTTCTAATGTTATAAATGTTACACAATCCAATGTCGTTAATCTTTTTGTTACTCAAGCTAACGTAGCTAATCTTACCTTGGTATCAAATGGAACTTTTCAATTAGGTCAAGTGGATTACCTGGATGCAACAAATATTAGAACATCATATCAACCGAATTTTACAAAAATTTCTTTGTTGACGAATGGCGATTTAAATTTAGATGGATTGACTAATTCATCTGATACATTGGGTTTGCTTAGAATACTTGCTGGCACTTCCAACACAAGTTCTTATCTTGGTTGGCAGCCAAGTTTACAATTAGCTAACAATAAGACTACTGGTATATCATTCTTCAAATCTGCTTTTACTAACCAATCGGTTGGCGCAGCGAGCGAAGGATTTTTAACACTTACAAGTGGAAGTGTTTTAACTGCTAACATTTCCAATTATATAAGAGTTGGTCAATCTTCAAGTACTAGTAGTTCATATAATAATCCTGGCATAGTATTGAAACCAAACACATCAAGTCCTTGGACAGCAGGTATTGGAATTGGCGGTGAACCAGGAGATACTGGAATATCATCAACCTCAAACACTAGCGGATCTTTAGTCGTTTATGGCGGCGCAGGTGTTACTGGTAACGTATATGTTGGTGGTGTTGTTAGTCCAGAAAAAGGATTAGTCTACTTACCTCTAGTATACCCTGGTGCACAGACAGCAATCACATTAGATTTTGCAAATAACTCATTAGTTAGGGCTAACGCATCCAGTGGTGTGGTAGCATCTTTCTCTAATTTAATAGCTGGTAAAACTGTAGATTTGTGGATTACAAACACCTCAGGAGGAACTATAGTATTTACACACGGATGTTCATCACTCAAATCAACAGTTGGTGCAACGACATATACAATACCTGCAACATCTAGTATTTGTGCTAGTTATGTTTCTTTTGGTACAGATGTTGCCAATACTTTTGTAGCTATCACAAAATAACAATAAAAAAACATCAATAGGACTATATAATGTCGATTCAAACCGCTAATTCATCTTTACTGTTATCTGGTAGTAAAATATACGAAATTTTACAGTTTTATTATTCTCCTTCAGCTACAGCATATCAAAATTCGAGTGAAGTTAATTATAATTTGTATGCTTTTGTAGGAAGAACTATTCCTTGGGAAGACAATCAAAATCCTCCTGTTCCAACACAAGACCAATACTCGATCAAAAAAGTTTTCAAAGATATCATTGCGGTGAAAAAAATAATAACATCCGATGTATCGCCTGTTATTCCAAGGAGAGATTGGACTTCAGGTGTTGTTTATGATTATTATGATGACCATGAAGATATGTTTGCCGTAGATTCACAATATCTTATATCAAAAAATTTCTATGTTAGAAATAAATTTGACCAAATTTTTAAGTGTCTGTGGAATAACAATGGTGCACCATCTACGGATCAACCACAGTTTTTACCCGGAACATTTGATTCTACATTCTTAATTCAAACAACTGACGGATATAAGTGGAAATTTATGTATACCATCAACGGTGGTATTAAACAAAAATTTCTAGATGAAAATTGGATGCCTTGTTCAGTAGGCACAATAATCCCGAGTCCAGCTGTATCTGCTGCTGGTGCAGGATCAATTGATGTGATAAATGTAACAACCGTAGGTGTAGGATATGATCCTACTGGTGTAACAATTAATATTGTTGGAGATGGAACTGGAGCCTCAGCATCTGCTGTGGTTAATGCAGCAGGATATCTGACTGATGTAACAATGATTAACACAGGTACAAATTATACATATGCCGAAGTTACAATTGATGTTAATAATGGATTCAATACTCCAAACGTTGCATCAGTAGCTATTGCGCCTGTATCACCTCCTGGTGGCCACTCAATCGATCCAATTTCAGAACTAGGTTGTAATAATGTAATGATATCCTTAGATTTCACAGGTGATGAGGGTGGTACTATTCCAACAGATTTGACTTATTACCAATTAGGTATGATATTAAATCCACAAGCAACCAGTGAATTGCCAGATTTGGCAACCGATGAAAGATATGACGTAACATCACAATTATTTGTTTCTCCAGGTAGTGGTTCTTACGTATCGGGCCAAACAGTATATCAAGGTACTAGCCTGGTAGCTGCAACATTTACCGCAACAGTTGCTAATTTTAATTCATCGACCAATGTGGTAAAGGTCATAAATACTGAAGGTAGTATTATTGACAATGAACCGCTGTTTCAAGATTCAAATGGAGCAATAAACTCCGCAGTGCGAACCGTTTTGAGTCATAGTGAATCTGATTTTATCAAAATGTCTGGATATATGACCTACATAGAAAATAGATCAGCAATAACAAGAAGTTCTGATGGCACGGAACAATTCCGTGTCGTATTTAGATTTTAATTTGGAAAGAAAAAATGACAACCAATTTCACTGGCGATTTTAATGTAGATCCATACTATGATGATTTTTCTGCATCAAAAAATTATCATAGAATTCTTTTTAAACCTGGATATGCTGTTCAGGCTAGAGAATTAACACAATCACAATCAATCTTACAGAATCAAATTACTAGTTTTGCTGATGCAATTTTCACACAAAATACACCGGTATCTGGTGGCAAAGTAACAGTAAATCAAAATGTATATTATTTGAAATTGAATACTACTATTGGTGGTACAGCAATCGCTGCTTCAAATTTTAATAATGGTGTCATCCACAATTCGGATTTTAGTGTTGTAGCAAAAGTTTTAAAAACAGTCGAAGCAACAACAACAGCTTCTGGTGCCGCTGGAGATTCACCGACATTGATTGTTAGTTACATTACTGGTTCAAAATTTGGTTCTGGTGATACAATTAATTTACAAAATTCAAACTATACCGCAACAATTATCACTACAACAGCAACAAACATAGCAACGGGTTTAAGTTCTATTGCTTCTATATCCAATGGAATATTTTACGTTAAAGGTAATTTTGTTACTGTTTTGGAAAATACTATCGTTTTAGAAAAATACAATTCAACACCTTCAGTTAGAGTTGGTTTGAATGCAAGTGAAACTTTAGTTAGTTATACAGACGATAGCTCTTTGTTAGATCCTGCAATTAGTGCTTCAAACTATCAGGCTCCTGGTGCTGACCGATATGCAATCACATTAGCATTAGAAACTAGAACACTTGATTTAGGAAATGACAGTTCATTTATTGAGTTGGTTCGTTTGGAAAATGGTAGTATTCTAAAACAAGTTGATGGTACAGTGTATTCAATTATTGATGATTATTTGGCTAAACGTACAAGTGATACAAATGGTGATTTTATCGTCAAAGACTATACACTAACACCAAAAGCAAACACAATAAATTCAGCAAAATACGATTTGGGTATTTCTAAAGGTATTGCATATGTTCGTGGATATAGATTAGAAACACAGAGTGATGTTACCTTAACCAACGACCGAGCAAGAACAACATACACAGCAAATAATAATCCAACTTATATTGATTATGGAAATTATTTCTATGTTAATACAGCTAACGGTGTTTTTGATGTAAGTACACTACCACAGGTAGATTTCCACACCGTCATAACATCAAACGTATTAACAACAAATACAACCACATATAATTCAACATTGGCTGCGACTGGTTATATCAGAAATATGATATTCTCTAGTACCTCAAATACAACCAATGGTGCAGCGTATATCTATAAGGCCTATGTGTTTGGTTTACAGAATCAAACATTATCAGCAAACGTTGCTGCAGGTTCTGCCAATAACAATTATATTACACTACCACATACAGCACAATTCTCTGCTAATGCTAATGCTTACTATAATGTAACGGTTAGTATTGATAAAGGAACATCGGCCGGAGATTTTAGAGTAATTACATCTTATTCACCAAGTAATGCCACTAAAGTAGCTTTTGTTGATAGGCCATTTACCGTTGCACCAGATACCACATCGGTATTTACATTGCGGTTCGATGTTACTGATTATGAAACAATAATTAAATCTACATTCAACACAACATATTCAATCACGGCAAACGCTGCAATAGATAATAGCAGCAAAGTATCTAACAATCCATTAAATGATACAGTTCTACAAAATGCAAACAATCCAGAGTTACTATTTAACTTAGGTAATCGTTATGTGAGTTCTGTCACCGACACTTCTTATAATACAGTTCAGGTATTCAGAAACGTATCATTTGGTGTTTCTGGTGGTAACATTGTTGGAACATTGACTTTTGGTC